AGGGCGCCAGTCGTGAGGCGTTCAGCACCCTTACGGACGGTGGCGATGCCACGATCCATGCGGATGTTCTGAGCCTTGGAGACGAAGTTCTTACCCAGATTGACCGGGTTGTCCCTGGAGTTCAAGCCGATGAACCCTTCGTCACCATCGACTGCGTACTCCTTGGGCATTACTTACTTGCCAGTGATGGAGTGCCAGACGGCCTTCAGTTTCTCGGAGTAGCGCACGCCGACATAGAGGCCGCCAAGGAACGAGAGGGAGAGGAGGAGGATCGTAATCATATTAGGCAGGGAGAGAGATTTTGAGCCGGGTGAGTTCGGCCTTTAGTTCAGCCTCAGTGGGCTTAGAGATAAGGGTGAGTTGTCCGTAGTATTTGCCGTCTTTCTTGAGTTCAGAAATCAGTTGGGCTTTAGTGCCTTGGACAAAAGCAACCCAGCCTTTGGGGAGTGTTTTAGGAGCAGTAGTCATTATGTGTAATATCCTCCAGAGCCATCCCAGTAGTAATCAGTTGTTCCGTCATTAAAGATAAATGTTCCGTTGGCATAATATGAGCCACCACCTGTTTCTGTATACCCACCAGAACCATTCCACTTGTAAGTAGTAGTCAGTCCGTTGAGGTAAGTATTGCCACTTTCAGTAGGTACTTCAGTTACGAAGTCTACAGTAGTAATTGTGGTATTATTAGCATAGAACGAACCTTGATTTGTTAATGTAGTCACACCACCAGAACCATTCCAGTTATACCTAGTGTATTTGCCGTTGTCGTAGTAGTTTCCGCTTCCAGTTGGCACTTCTGAAGGCTGATTAACATCAGTAATAAGAGTTCCATTGGCAAAGAAAGAGCCAAGATTATTAAGTTCTTCAATGTTACCACTACCATCCCATTGCCAAGTATCATACTTGCCGTTAGGGTAGTAATTTTCACTACCTTCAGGCACATCGAGTTGGTCTGCTTCATCGTGAAGGTCAGTTACGATTGTTCCATCTGCAAAGTAGCCAAAAGTATCTCCAGAAATGTCGTACGCCCCAGTACCATCCCAAGTATACACCAACTGGCGATACTCTGAGTCGTAGTAGTTCCCTTCATACGGGGCTGGCATTTCAACTGGAGTCTGGGTTTCAACTCCTCCTGTAAGAAATACGGCATTAGAATATTGGACATTACTGACAGTACTCCAGTTTGTGTAGAACCCACCTGTTCCATCGTGCCAACGCTCTACATCGCAAATCTGAGAAGGGTAAAAAGTACCTAGGTCTATAACTTCGGTTTCTTCTCCTCCGTGTTCAACGGGGTAAATGACTCCTTCATACAGAGAAGAAAACCCTGCTGGGGGGAACTCACTACCACCGCCATCGCCACTTGGGTACGACACGATATTCCCGAACCCGGTACGGCTGGTGCCGGACGAGATGCCGAAACTGATCCTATTGAAGTCAACCCCCATTAGGCCACAGCGAAGGCGACGTGGACGGGGGTAGAGGCGTTGTCGGACAAGCAGCGGACGTGGCCGTTGTAGTTATCCAAGGAGATGCTCTCGCCAGCCTTGACCAAGAAGCCTTCAGAGCCGGACTCGGAGAAGCGCACAGTAATCGTAGCCGTAGCGTGCTGGTTCTGGATGATGACGCTGATACGGCGAGAAGGCGTAGGAGCGTGGTCAAGGATCGTGCTGGCAGAAGTACCCACAGTGAAAGTGGCGTGGGTAAACGCCCGGATGAACGGGGATGAGATGGAGATGTTCGACATAAAGTTAGTAAGTACGGATCATATTGATACGGATGCTCTGCTTCTGTTGGCGGAAAATCTTGTCGATTTCTAGGTCGAGCATGAGCTGGGCTTCCTGCTCAGCGACCTGAGCCGCCTCAATCTGGAGCTCAGAACGCAGCCAATCGGCGTACATCCCGCGCGAGACGAACGTCCCGAAGATGTACGGGACTTCCTTTTTAGCCCACTTAGCAGGGTGAGTCGTAGGGGACTGGCCGGCGGTGGTGGCTTCCAGGCACTCCCAGAAGTCGCCGTAATGAGGCTTACCGGGAATAGGCATAGTAGTACCAGTGCCGCTTCCGCTGTCGAAGTAAGCCTGTGCACCAACTGAGTAGGCGAGGCTGGAAGTCCAGACGTCACCGAACAGTTCAGGCTTCTTGATGCGGTACTCCCCCCAGACCGTAGAAGGGTCTGAGCCGAAGACCAGCTTAACCACGCTGCCATCGTTGTAGATGCGGTAGGAGAGTGGCTGGGCTTTCGGGGTTAAAAGGGGGTCTTGGTCGTAGCAGTTCAGAACCTCGCCGGCATCGGCAGGGATCGCGGCGGTAACGGTACCAGTGGTAGCGTTCACGGTGAACTGAGCCACACGAACCAAGTCAGGCCAATCCTGGGACTCCCAGGCCATGCGAAGGCGCTGGTTAGCGAAGTCACGGAACTGGGCGAACGTCTCGTCGGAGATGTTATGCCTGTCCTGTCCAGCGAGCTGGATGCCTTCAAAGAGGATGGTGCTGAAGTTTACGGCTCTCAAGAGAGGTATCCGTCGGAGGTGAAAATTGACCCGTTGACCACTGTCCGCTTGACGCGGTTTTTAACAGCGACCTCCGGGTTGTGCTTGATGAAGTCATTCACGAACGACTTGTCATCCCAGCACTCATAGCCGAGGCGTTGGCCCCAGTAATGAAAAGCAGCAAGGGGGATTTGAGCCTTTAGCTCTCCTACCCCCTCCAGGCTCGAAGCGGCGTTCGCATGACGGAACGCTGCCTGCTGCTTAGCCTGAGAATAGGCGGCTGTTTCCTGCATCCGCCATCCGTTGAGGAGTTCCCTCTCCACCTGATTTCTCAGATGGGAGGGGATAACCTCAGCGAAGGACTGGATGATATCAGCCACCTATGTGATTAGGCGCTGAAGTCGAACTTGCCGAAGGCCAGCGGGTTGTACACGCAGAGGCCGGCGACGGCTTCGACGAGACGCGCTTCGCCACCACCAGCGTTCGGGAGCTCAGTGACTTCAGCGACGTTGCCGCCGTAGCGCACTTCGAGCATGTCGAACGGGATGATGTAGCCCGAGAAGTTGTTCTTCAGGAACAGCGACGGGTGCAGGCGGATCTGGCCGAAGTCACCTTCGAACACGTCCACGGAGCTGATGTAGGACGGCTCGGAGGAGTCGCGGGTCAGCGTGCGGATGGTGTTGTACTGGTTGGTACCAGAGGCCGAGGTCGTGAACACGAGGTTCGTGAACGCGCGCTTCAGGGTCGGGCCGACGATGGCGTCGTAGTTCTTGAACTGGCCGGTCTGGGAGTAGATGCCGGTCAGCACGTCCTGGACGACAGACTCCGTGAGGGAGGCGGTGCCGACGGTGCTGATCTGCGCGGCGGCAGGGCAGAACGAGGTAGCAGCAGCCGGGAGGTCAACGGTGTCGATGTTAGCGGCGGTGACGATCCACTTGTCCAGACCACGGGTGCGGTAGCCGACGGTGCCGTTATCGACCTGGGCGCCCTGATTGGCGCACATCGCGACTTCCATCTCGCGCTTGATGAGCGTGATGGCCTTCGAGACGTTGTTGGAGAGTTCGTCGCGGACGCCGGCGACGTTGGTAGCCGAGGACTGCGTGAGCTTCGAGACGCGGACAGCCTTGCGGAAGATCTGCACTCGGTTCGAGAGTTCGACGCGGTACTGGGTAGCACCATCGACGGTGTAGTTGTCGTAAGCAGCGACGTCAGTGCCATCGACGATCGGCGTAGGAGCCGAGGTGGACGGGAGACGGTCAGCCTGCCAGCGGAACAGGGTGTTGCCGGGTTCGGCACCCTTCTTCGCCATGGAGGTGAAGGGGGTGTCCTTAGCATCGACGAGGGCGATGAGGTTAGCGAGGTCTTCGCGCTTACCGGCGTTGACGAGGCTGCGTTCGGTGAGGAGGGCCATGATAGTATTCCTGGGTAGGGGGGGGTTAGGGATTAAATGAAGTTCTTAGAGATTAATACTCGGGCGAGGTCTTCTGCGGTCGTCGTTTTGCGAAAACGATCCACGGCGGTTCGAGCCTGTACTTCTGCGGGCTTGGACTTAACCGGGGTTACGGTGGGACGGACGGGCTGTACTTGTGCTTTCCTCTGAGGTGCCTGGGGAACCTGACCTTCGCGGGTCATGTATCCTCTGACATAATCACCAATGAACATCTTGAAGTCGGGGAACGCCTTGAGTTTCGGGAAAACTTTCAGGACATTCTGTGCTACTTGATATTCCTTGCTCTCCGGCTTGTTCCACCAAGGGTAATGCTTGGTGGCGATTGGCTCAATCTGTTCGCGCGTTTGGATCGCTCCCAGCTGCTTCGGCAGCTGTTCTTCGATGGCGCGCGTAGCATTGACCAACATCCGGGTGACGTCCTCTTGGCCGTATTCCTTGTCACCAAGGACAAAGCCGTAGGGGTTTTCCATGCACTTGTATTTTAGCCAGCGGGCGTTTTCCAGTTCCTTTTCGACCTGTGCCTTAGTCTGAAGCGACGCGAACGGATTAGATGCGTCATTGACGCTGGTTTCCGCCGTGTCGGACTGAGGTGCCGATTGGATTTGCTGTTTCAGCGCTTCCATCTCCTCGCGGAGCTTGGTGACTTCCTCCTCGGCCTGCTTGCGCTTAGCCGTGAGTTTGTCGATGCGCTTCTGGACGCCCTTGGGAAGATCGCTGTCTTCGTCGTCGTCTTGCGTATGCTGTGAAGGAACTTCGTCGATACCATCCTCTGCCTGGGGGAGTTCCGTGTCGGTTACTTCGTCCTGCTGGGACGCTTCGCCGTCGTTGGAGTCCTTGACTTCCGTCTGGATTTCGCCCTCATCACCGGCCTCGGGCTGTGCCGCCTGTTCAGCGTCAGCGAACAGGGTGCTACGGAGGATATCCGCGAGCTTATCTTGGTTTAACGCCCCTGACTGGGCATTTGACTGTACCTCGGGGTTGTTTTGAGCCGTTCCGATCTCGGCGTTGGTGTTGTCTTCCATATTCAGAGAGTTTTGCGTCCACTCAGAGGACGTATGGGCAGTAACGCCCTAAAATGATGTAAGTCAACGGGGGTCAGCCCCGCTTGCGAGGTTTGGCAAGATTACGCACTATTCTTGACCCCGAAACGCTCTCGGAGGGCTTCCGACTGCTCAGAGAGGAGCAAATCCCGGAAATCCCTAAGAGCTTCGGCACGTCCGCAAGCGTGAACCCTCTTTTCGCCTTCGATGCTATAAGAGATAGCACGATCGACTTCAGCGGCGATAGCAGAGTCCATATACGCGAGAACAGCGTCAAAGACTTCGTTTTTCTCGAAGCCGAGCGTCCGCCTGACTTCTTTCGGGTCAAGCGCCATAGCCGGGTTGCTGGCCCTCCTGCGCCATCTTATCCGAGACAGGGGTGACGCCTAGGCGCCCGATGGTCTTGTTCTGCTGCTGCTGAACGCTCATCTGGAGGTTCTGGATGTAATTCTGGATAAGAGCCTGGAACTGCGGGTCGCTCTGAGACTGCTGCTGAGCCTTCGGGTTCTTCTGGACGATATCCTGGAGATACTGGAGCTTAGTCCCGGCGGTGGGGTCGTTTTCGACGTATTGGACTTCCATGCCGGCCATCATCTTAGCGATATCCGTCTGGACGTCGTTATAGAGCTTCTGGGAGGCAGTCTTCTGATCCAAGAGCAAGTCCTTGGCCGACTCAGGGCTGATAGCCTCGATAAAGCGCGCAGTGAGCTTATTGCGGTCGATAACGCCACCCGCGTCCATCGGGACGACGAACGAGGCGATGGCCTTGAGCTTCTCCATGACGTAATCGGTGTCGAGTTCGCGGACGTTGTAAGAAACGCCGATATCG